TCACAACCGTTTCATACATCCGAGTACCGAAAAGATTCGCAAAATTAAAGATTTGGGAATTTCCTGTTCGTCGTATTCAGCGGTGTTGATAGGTACTAATTTGAGATTCTCGTTTGATGTTCCTTTCCTTATTATCTTTATTGTTCTTAGTCCATTTGCCGCGACTATTGCATAAATTTCGCCGAATGCCAAGAATTCTTGCCAATTTATCACTTCTTTTAATGCTATAATATCACCATTTGAAATTTTGGGTTCCATGGATCGCCCTGTAATATTGCACCACATTACCCCATCGTGATTGTAGGGTAAAAAGTCGATATTATAATTAGGTGTTATTGTCTGATCATTGAGCACGGCAGAAAAGCCTCCGAGAAAGTCGACATCAAAATAGGGGCGACCTTTGTCGGGGTTGAGGCTTATTTGCGCCTTTTCGTCCTCACCCTCATTTTCGATTGATAGCTTTTTTGCCATTTCTTTTGCCTCTTCTGATTCGAACACCTCACCAATGCCCGAAGTTAGCCACACCATGTTGACGCGATATGTCGCCGATATCTTCTTAAGCGTAGCTATTGTTATCTTCATTTTCCCATTTAACATTTTGTAGAGTCCAGAGGGGTCAATTCCAACCGTGCGTGCAAAGTTCGCGGGTGTATCTAAAATTTCAAAGTCAATGAACTCTTCTATCCTTTGCGCGATTTCTTTTTGTTGCTCGCGGGTGCTAATTCCGTTAATTTCCATAAATAACCATTTCAAAAAGTTAATAATATAAAGATTTCCTATAATTTCCGTTGATTTCCTCGGAAAACTAATTATCTTTGTCGCGTTATAATTCTTATAACTCTATTACAAAAATAATAAAAGTATTACAATAAAGCAAATAAAAGCAGCACAAAAATGACGTTAAATGAAATTTACGAAAAAAAGAGGCGTGAGAATCCCGCACTTGAAATGCTAAAAGGCGTGATGGAGGTGACGGGGAAAAGCTCCGTAACCGTGCGGATGTGGCTAAAAGGACTTAGTACCCCTTGCCTTGCTGAACAAAAGGCTATATCCGAGTACCTCGGTGTACCGTGTGAAGAACTTTTCAAAAGCTAATTTATATGATGATTACTAATCAAGAATTACATAGCATTATTACAGAATGCTCGCAAATAGGGGCAATGAAAGCTTTAAAAGCTATTGAACCGGCTGCAGATTGGGTAAGGATTGCAGAACTGAAAAGATGGGCTAAATTAAATGGCTTTGATCAAAAGGCTCTCAATACTCTGATTAAGGAAGAAAAGATTAGGCCTATTCGCATAGGGGAGGGCAGAAATTCTCCTAAAGTATACTCTAAAGTTGAAATTAAAGAAGCTTTCGCTTCACTTACTTTAGTTAAAATTCAAACAAAAGAATTACTATGACAAAAGTGATTAAAAATTGGCGATTCTGGCTTGTCGGAATAATTGCCGTTATTGCGTTCTTAAATCTTGTTGCGCTACCCGGACCGGAGGCTAAAAATTATTGGCTAATAATGGCTTATTCAAAGTTCACCGCGGTTGTCCTTTCGATTGTTGACTTTATGTTGATAGCTTATTTCTCTCATAAGGGGCAATTCAACGATATTCACGATTACCTAAATTCAGACGATTAATTTAATAAATAAAAATTTACAAAGATGAAAACAGACTTAAACATTACGATTAGTGTTGGATTAACAAATGAATTAACAGGCCTTATCACGAGGCTATGTGATGCTTTAGAAGGCAAAACATTCAAAATTGAAAATGCACAACCGACCTCAACCAACACGGCACAACAAATAACTACAGAAACTAAAGAAGTCGAAAACGAAAAGCCATCAACCAACACAAATGACGCTACTCCCGAGAAGGTAAAAAGTAAAAAAGAAATCAACGCGCCCGAAGAGGCACGGCGCATCATGCACGAAACAAGACAACGCTTTGAGGGTGAAGATTATAAGAATAACACACAAAGTGAGGAGTATAAGAAGTATCACAAAGCGCTGAATGTCGAATTCATCAGAATAGCGAATGTGCTCGGCGCGGACAAGCCATCATTGCTGACTGCTGAAAAAATATACGACTTTCAAGAGGCTTGCGCCCGGCTTGAAATTTTAGATGATGGTAAGATAGGAACTCCAAAAGCCTTTTAAGTATGCCAGGACAACACGCTATATTATCCCCAAGTGCAGCTCATAGGTGGCTGCACTGTACAGCAGCGCCTTTGCTGGAGAAAGGGGTAGAAGATAAAGGCAGTACTTTTGCAGAAGAGGGTACTCTCGCGCATGCATACTGCGCTAAAAAACTAAAAACATTCTTAGGTATCAGCACAAAAAGTGAGGATAAAGAAATTGTAGAGTTGGGGGATACATATCACACCGGAGAAATGGACGAATGCACTGACGCCTACAAAGTGATTGTATTAGAGAAATTCAATAAAGCAAGAAAATGCACAAGTGATGCTCAATTGCTTGTAGAAACAAGACTTGACTTTAGCAAATACATCCCCGAAGCTTTCGGTACGTCAGACGCGATCATCATCGCTGACGGCACAATGGAGGTTATCGACTTCAAATACGGCAAAGGTGTAAAAGTAGACGCTGAAAACAATCCACAAATGATGATTTACGCCCTCGGCGCGTATGAACTTTTTAGCTTTGAATATGACATTAAGAAGGTTAAAATGACGATTATCCAACCTCGCATTGATAACTTGTCTGAATGTGATATGAGCGTTGATGCGCTACTAAAATGGGCAAAAAGAGTGCTAACTCCGAGAGCTAAAGAAGCCTATAAAGGGGGCGAACAGCAACCAGGCACGTGGTGCCAATTCTGTAAGGTAAAGCCTACATGCAAAGCACTTGCAGATACTTGTGTTACCCTTGTGAAAGATAACCAAAATCTTAAGCTTGTCAGCCCGAAAGAGGTTGCAGAAAACATCCTCCCTATGCTACCGGTTGTGAAAACCTGGCTTTCCGGAGTGGAGGAATTTACACTTGAACAAGCACTTGTGGGAGTCCAATATCCCGGATTCAAAATAGTTGAAGGTAGAAGTATTCGCAAAATATCAGAACCTGAAAAGGTGAAGGCTATATTATGCGAAAACGGCTTTAGCGAAGAAGTGATAATGAAACCTTCTGATCTCCGTAGTATTACGGACCTTGAAAAAGCTGTCGGCAAAAAGGCCTTTGCCGGGCTTTGCGGAGAGTTCATTAATAAACCACAAGGCAAGCCAACGCTCGTGCCTGATCTCGATAAGCGCCCGGTGTTCAATTCCTCGCAAGATGATTTCAAAGACTTTTAATTAATAATTCACTTATTATTCACATAAAAAAATAGCAATTATGAAAGACCCAAAAATTGTAAATGAAACAAAAGTTGTTTTCGGCCCTTGTAGGCTTAGCTTTACCCACGTATTTAACAAATACAGCCCGAATGGGGAGGGTGAGGGCAAGTACATGACAAATGTGCTCATCCCTAAATCTGAAAAGAAAACAATCAAAGCCTTAGATCAGGCGATTGAAGCAGCAAAAAAGGCTGGGGTCGTATCGAAATGGGGAGGAAAAGAGCCTAAAAAGCTTGATATGCCCCTCCGTGATGGAGATGACAAAGAGGATGATGTTTATCAAGACCACTTCTACATCAACGCGAAATGCAATACTCGCCCGGGGGTTGTCGATAAGAACAAGAACCCTATCGTTGACGAGGAGGAGATGTACAGCGGGGTGTGGGCCTTTGTATCGGTTACTTTCTATGCCTATGATGTAAGCGGAAATCGTGGCGTCGCTTGTGGGCTTAACAACCTCATGAAATTTAAGGACGATGATCATTTAGGCGGCAGGGTATCGGCGGATAGCGACTTCGCGGATATTGACGATGTCGATGACGAGGACCTTTAATTTTTTTTCAATCTTCTAATTTTATAACGTTAGCCCCCTAAGCGGAGATAGCTACTCGCCGCGGGGGGGGCTTTTAATTTTTACAAATAAATGGTAAAGCAATTATGTCTTTTTAAAGAACAAAAGGCGGATGATATTTTGGCGGCTAATGCGAAAGCGTCAAAAGATTACTCCTTATTTGTTGAAAAATTCAAGCCTAAAAAGACAACTGATGATTGTTACACCCCCGAAAAAGTTTATAATGCTGTTTTGGAGTGGGTAAAGGCAAATGCAAAAATAGACCTATCAGATTGTGAAATTGTAAGACCTTTTTATCCGGGAGGCAATTATAAAGCCTTCAATTATCCAAAAAATTGCTGTGTTATTGACAACCCTCCGTTTTCTATTCTTTCTCAAATTTTAAGATTTTATGTCGCTACAAACATAAAATTCTTTCTCTTTGCACCCCAGCTTACTTTATTCGCCACTTCAAAATCTGTATTTAATAAGGTCACCTGTTTACCCGTAGAAGTAAATATAATTTACGAAAATAAAGCAAACGTAAATACCGCTTTTATTTCTAATTTATTTGATGACATTGCTGTACTTACGAGTGTATCATTACGACAAAGCATTATTGACGCCCAAAAATCTGAGACCATTCCACTGCCAAAATATCAGTACCCAAAAGAGATTATCACGTCGACAATGGCGGGGAAATATCTCAAAAGAGGTGTTGAGATTTGTATAAGCCGAAAAGACGCATTTCCGGTATTGAAGTTAGACGCACAAAAAGAATTCGGAAAGACCATATTTGGTTGCGGCCTTCTTCTATCAGAGAAAGCAGCAGCAGAGAAAGCAGCAGCAGAGAAAGCAGCAGAGAAAGATAAGGTCTTTATTTTTGAGTTATCAGAAAGAGAAAAGAATATTATTAAAAAATTAGGGTAATATGAAAAGGAAAGCAAAAGATACTTGTAAGAATTGTTTCTTTTTTCGTGATAATCCTGGCGATATCGGATATTGCTACGCTGATGAGATGCCAACAACGGATGAAGTTGAAGCGTGTGTAAGATTTGAAAAAATGGAATTAAACTCTTAAAACCTGAAAAATGAAAGAATTAGGAATTGACATTGAAACGTATTGCAGCAGGGACTTAACGGAATGTGGGGTATATAAGTATGCGGAAGCACCAGACTTCACTATTCTGTTATTCTCTTATTGTGTTGACGGCGGCGTAGTGAAATGCGTTGACTTAGCAAGCGGAGAAAAGCTACAGGACGAGATACTGAAAGCGTTAACCGACGAAAATATAATTAAAACAGCATATAACGCTGTATTTGAACGAGTATGTCTTAGCCGCTTTTTAGGCTTACCAGCGGGGCAATACTTAGACCCTCGGCAATGGCGTTGCACAATGATACGTGCTGCAAGATTAGGCTTGCCATTATCACTCGCTCAATGCGGAGAGGTGTTAAGACTTGAAAACAGAAAGATGGTGGAGGGAAAGGCGCTTATCCGCTATTTCAGCCTACCAATCAAAAAAACAAAAGACGGGGTTACTACCTATACAAGACATTTGCCCGCTGACGCCCCCGAAAAATGGGAGGTGTTTAAGAATTACAATATCAGGGACGTTGAGGTAGAACAAACAATACTTAAAAAAGTTTGTCGTTTAGAAGTACCCGCTTTCGATAATGAACTTTACATCGCTGATCAGCATATCAACGACCGAGGAGTTATGATAGACAAAACACTTGTTGATAATGCCGCCAAATTTGATGAGGCCTATAAGACTGAATTACTCGCAACAGCGCAAAAAATCTCGGGTCTGGATAATCCTAACAGCCCTACACAGATTAAGAACTACATCGCAAAAAATACCGGCTTTGAAATTGATAGCTTGAATAAAAAGAATCTTGACGATTATGAGGTACAATTCAAGTATTGGCCTAAGGTGCAGAAAGTACTTGCTTTGCGTCGCGAAATGGGAAAGACGTCAAATAAGAAATACTCGGCAATGCAGAAGTGTGTGTGTGCGGATGGGCGTATCCATGGGCTTTTGCAATTTCACGGAGCCGTGAGAACAGGGCGCTGGGCCGGCAGACTTGTGCAAGTTCAAAATTTGCCTCAAAATCATCTTGAAAGTTTAGACGAGGCTCGATATTTAGTGAAAAATGGCGACTTGGAGGAATTCGAAATGAATTACTCTAATGTTACACAAGTACTTAGCGAATTAATACGCACCGCCTTTATTGCAAAGCCTGGCTGTACTTTCCATGTGTGCGATTTCTCCGCGATTGAGGCACGTGTGATAGCTTGGATTGCAGGCGAGAAATGGGTGCTTGATGCTTTTAGCAAAGGGCACGATATTTATTGTGAAACGGCGAGTAGGATGTTCGGCGTACCCGTCAAGAAGCATGGTGAAAATGGCCACTTGCGGCAACGCGGAAAGGTGGCGGTCCTCGGCCTCGGTTATGGGGGAGGATGGCAAGCATTAGAGGCAATGGGTGGCAGCAAGCTCGGATTAACCGAGTCAGAAGAAAAAGACATTGTCGTAAAATGGAGGGATAGCAATAAAAATATTGTAAAGTTGTGGCACACGCTTGAAAAAGCCGCTATTGTAGCGATAAAGACTGGCAGGGACGTGACGATTAACAGGGGTATCATGGTTAGCTATAAATGGGGTATGTTAATTATAACATTGCCCAGTGGCCGTCCTATTTGTTATCCACGCGCAAAAATTTCTACTGAGCTAACAGCATTCGGAGAAAAAGAAGTTATCGAATATGAGGGCTTAAATCAAACGACAAAGAAGTGGAGTAAAATACACACTTATGGTGGTAAGCTCACCGAGAACGTGGTTCAAGCTACGGCACGTGACATCTTAGGTGATGTTATCCTGAAAGCTGAAAACGAAGGATTAAATGTTGTGTTTCATATTCACGATGAAATCATCGTCGAAGCTGATCAAGCTCAAACATTGAAAGATGTTGAAGCCTTATTCGATACCCCGCCTAATTGGTGTAAGGACTTACCTTTGAAAGGAGCGGGATATTCAACACCTTATTATTTAAAAGACTAATTAGTTATGAACAGAGATATTCATCATAGCTGCAAATGCACAGGGCAAAATTTCACTTTCAAAGAATGGGGCGAATACTTACATTTGGAGGACAGACCCGAAATAGTGCATCAATACAAAGAGTTTGGCTTCAATATTTGCGATGTATGCTTAACGCCGAATGTCAAGATAAAATGGGCTAATAAAACAAATTACTTTGAAGTTGCAACAGCGCAATCAGACAACGGGCGGTGGGATTTTGGACTCCATTATACTTTTTGGACGCAAGGCGGTTGCAATGGTGCAGCTTATGTTGATACGCTAAAAGATGGTTATAATACCGAGAAAGAAGCTATCAATGCAGCCTTAAATTCATTAGAGGGGAGTTGCCAACGTGTTATTGACGAAATTCAATTCAGGGGCGGAGATACAGATAATGATGATAGTAACGAACCCGAAATTAGGGGCACGTCTGTACTTCCAATACTTAAAGAGGCAATGCGTAAGATTGCTCATTATAAAGAAGTTTTCAACCCTCGACAATTAGAATTGTTTAATTTATAAAAACTATGAAAAGAGAAGAAGAAATAAAAAATAAATTTTGAAAAGGAACAATTATGATTAAGAAACTAATTTTATTATCAGTGTTAGCGTTTATAATCGCTTCTTGTGTAAATAACCACGAACATCCTAAGCCCAAGCTGACAAAGGAGCAGATACGGAAACAGGAGTACGAGCAAAGGTTGAAAGACTACGATGTACAGTTCTTGTTTGAGTGTGACGGAGTAAAGGTATATAGATTCCGTGATGGCGAGGATGTTTATTTCACAAATGCAAACGGAATGACAAAATATCAGTACACTACGAGGGTAGGCAAATATTCTCACACAACACATAGAGTACAATCTATTAATACAAGGAGGTAATATGAAAAGAGAAATATTGTTTAGAGGAAAAAGAGTTGATAATGGCGAGTGGGCCTATGGCAAAGGATTACAGCAATGTAAAGATGAACTTGGAAACGAGATAGTAGCCATATTCACAGATATTGTGAAGTCTGAAAAGTATATAAAGAAAGAGGGTAGGTACACTCTTTATTATGCACCCGTGAAAGCTGAAACGCTCGGTCAGTACACAGGACTGAAAGATAAAAACGGAGAAAGGCTCGTCTTTCTTTTCACCCGGTTACATTCCCGCCCGTTTTTGCACCAACGGCCAATATCCAACGGTGCAAGAGGTATTCAAGTATGTAAACCGTAATGATGCACAGCTTGATATGTTTGAGCCGGAGGGAGGTTACAGCTGCATGAGTTTGTATCACGGGTTGTGCGAATGAAATGGGGCATTAAGTATTAAAAAAACAATAGAAGAATTATGAAAGTAGAATTACAATGCGGTGATACAATCACCATTCCCGAGGGTTGCAAGGCAACCATTAAGGACGGAAGTGTGGTGTTTGAGAGAGAAGAAAAATTCAAAGATGGGGATATACTCGCACATGCAGATTACTTAAATTATCCTTGTCCTTTTATTTATAAAGGTACAGATGCGAGGGGCTTATACCAATTTTATGTTGGTGTTAATAGTGTAGACGAAATTGTCCTACCAGATGATGTAGACAACAGATGGGGGAAGGGGGCTTTACGCTGCGCCACAGATGAAGAAAAGCAACTCTTATTCGACAAGATGAAAGAACAAGGGTTGCGCTGGAATGCAGAAGAGAAGCGAGTGGAGAAGATTAGGTGGAGAGCGGAAAAGGATAAAAAATATTTTGTTTCAGGCAGTAGCGGAAATCTTGGGATATGCATAGAAAATGATTGTATTGTTGATGATCATTTATACGAATTTGGTAATTATTTTCGTACAAAAGAACAAGCGAAGAAAGCTGCTGAGGCTGTAAGGGAAACGCTAAGAAAGTTGCACGAGGAGATAGGAGAATGAAAGAAAATGATAATATTTATTTAATTCTTCACGGAGATGAATTAAGACTATTGCTTGAAAAGCTGGAGGATGAAAGTCGCCCTTTCGATTTACACATCAAACGAGGGATCATCCGTGGAAACTTCATCGGAAAGCTTTTAACACCTAAAGGAAATGACAATATCTGTTATTTTATGAACCTGATTACTAACATAAAAAATGACAAGTGATTTCAAAATAGATATTGCAATAGCTCATACCAGGCTGGCGAAAAAGTGGAAAAACACAGCAACAACCTGGGGTGAGCTTGTTAAGCGATGTTCAAAAACAAAGCGGACAAACGAAAATGTTGCAGAATATTTGAAGATGTCACGTGAAGAACAAAGTAACATTAAAGACGTCGGCGGCTTTGTTGGCGGCTATCTTTCAGGGGGAGTGCGAAAAACAGATGCGGTAATGTGGCGAAGTGTGGCGACGTTGGATATTGATCATGGCACGGCGGACTTTTGGGATGATTTCACACTGAACTTTGATTTCGCCGCTATGCTATATAGCACACACAAGCACACTCCCGAAAGTCCCCGCTATCGTCTTGTATTTCCTTTAAGCCGACAGGTTAGAAGGGATGAATATGAGCCTTTATGTCGTAAAATTGCATGCGCTATCGGAATGGATATGTTCGATGATACAACGTATCAAGTTGCACGCTTATTCTATTACCCGAGTACAAGCAAAAATGGCGAATTTGTTTTTGATCAGCAAGAAGGCCCCGTGTGTGATGTTGACGAAATACTATCAACATATCATAATTACAAGGACGCGTCTGAATGGCCCACATCAAGCCGGGAGGGTGAGGTTATTGCTCACTCAATGAAAAAGGCCGGAGAACCAACAGAGAAACCGGGGTTAATAGGTGCTTTTTGTCGTGCGTATGACATTGAAGAGGCTATTGATGTGTTCTTGTCCGACGTGTACGAGAAAACGGCGTACAAGGGACGATATACATATAAAAAGGGTAGTGTAGCGGCTGGGCTTGTATGTTATGAAGATAAATTCGCATATAGCAACCACGAAACAGACCCCGCGAGTAAACAGCTTTGTAACGCTTTCGACCTTTGCCGTATTCACTTATTCGGCATCTTAGATGAAGATACTAAGATAACAGATATTACACGAATGCCGTCCTACCTAAAAATGCAGGATTTTGCCGCTAAAGATAAGCGTGTACGCGTTCTTCTCACAAAAGAGCGAAAAATAGAGGCTAACAACGACTTTGATGGCCTCATCGAAGCTAACGGCCCCAGCGCAAAAAATCTCGGGTCCGAGGTAGTGCAAGTGGTCGACACGGACTGGATGCAGAATCTTGATTATGACAAGAAGGGCACGCTTAAGCCGACGGCGTCTAACATTATCGCTATACTTGAAAATGATGCGGATTTGGCGGGGCACATGTGGCAAAATCTTTTTGACAATTTCTATTATGTACGCGGAGGACTACCTTGGAATCGAAAGGCGAAAAGGTGGAATAACACGGATGACGCGAATTTGCGTATTTTCTTAGAGGAAAATTACGGCATCACGGGAAAAGATAAAATAAAAGATTCTTTCACAGCGGTTGTCACGCGGCACAGAAAGCACCCTATCAGGGAGTATCTAAATTCGCTTGAATGGGACGGCACTCCGAGGCTGGACAAATTAATCATCGATTATGTCGGCGCGGAGGACAATGAACTAAATAGGATGATGACAAGAAAGCATTTCACAGCAGCCGTCGCACGCGTCATGGAACCCGGCACAAAATATGATTATTGTCTTATCATTGCAGGCGCGGAGGGTATAGGGAAATCTACGCTTTTCAACGTCATGGGCGGTGATTGGTTCTCGGACAGTCTTGTGACAATGGAGGGTACAAAAGGAATGGAACAGGCAAGGAGTGGGTGGATTATAGAATTACCCGAACTCGGAAGTATCAAAAGGTCGGATGTTGAGCAGGTCAAGGCATACATTAGCCGACAAAATGATACCTACAGACCCGCGTATGGCAGCGTGACGGAGAGCCACCCGAGGCAATGTGTTTTTTGTGGTACGACGAATGAGGCTTATTTCTTAAAAGGCGATACAGGCAACAGGCGCTTCTGGGTAATGAAAGTGGACGAAAGACTGCGGAAATACACGGACCCAAGGACGGCTATTAGTATAGATAGGGATCAGTTATGGGCGGAGGCCGTTCAGCGTTATAAAGAGGGTGAGAAATTATACCTAAGTGCAGAGCTTGAAGTAGAGGCGAGAAAGCGGCAAAGCGAATTCAACGACAACACGGACGACCCGCTTACAGGGCTTGTTCAGACTTTCGTTGAAATGAAGTTGCCTCCCAACTGGCAGGCTTGGGACTTGAACCGACGGCGAGCGTACATAAAGAATCCTGACCCCCTTGATGAGATAGGCACGGAGGAGCGTACGAAGGTGTGCGCGGCGGAGTTCCTTTGCGAGATGATGGGTAGAAATATAGGGGAAAAAGAGTATAAATATGAAGCAAGGAAAGTCAATAAAATATTGTCAGATATGGGGTTAATTAAGAGTGAGGGATTGCGCTTTTCATTATACGGAAAGCAGCGAGGATTCATCGTTGGAGATGGTAACAAAGTGAGTGGTAACAAAGATTGTGGGACACAAAATTTAACAAACGGGAAAAGTATTTAACGGATTGAAGTGGTAACAGGAACAAAGTAAAAAACACATTGTTACCACACTTTGTTACCACTTAACTCGTTGATAGTCATTATAATAACTCTAATGGTAACATAAGTAACAAAAATATCTATATAAGTAGAATAGTAATGTATTTATATATTCTATTATAATATATACAGGTATTTATATACGCGTATAGAAAGTTGAAATATACTTTGTTACCACGCGAAATTTGAGAAATTAAGATGAAAAGAATAGGGAAAATAGAAAATATAACAAGACATGCAGAGGTATCGGAGAAGGCGATAGAAAAATACCTCGTGTGGGAAGTTAGACGGCAAGGTGGCATATGCTTGAAATATTCTAATCCTAACGTGGTAGGATATCCGGACAGACTGATATGCCTACCTGGAGGTGAAATGGCATGGGTAGAATTGAAAAGTAAAGGGCGAAAGCCAACAAAGATACAATTGATCAGACATGAGGAGTTGAAAAAGCTTGGCTTCGAAGTATACGTGATTGATAGCAAGCAGGGGATTGATGAACTGATTAACAAATTAAGGGGGATAGAGAAATGATATTTAATCCTTACGAGTATCAAAAAACAGCAATCAATTGGGTTGTAAATCATGAAGCCTCGGCGCTATTCCTGGACATGGGGTTAGGAAAGAGTGTTATCACATTAACAGCGATTCAACAACTTATCGACGAATGTGAAATAACAAATGCGCTTGTGGTAGCGCCAAAAAAAGTCGCTGAAACGACCTGGACATCGGAGGCTGAAAAGTGGAATCATTTACAAAGCTTAAGAGTTGCAAGGGTTATGGGTACAGAAAAGCAGCGTAACACAGCTTTACAGGAAAAGGCAGATGTGTATGTGATAGGCAGGGATAGCTTTGTTTGGCTTGTGGGAAAATATGGGGGACAACTCCCTTTCGATATGCTTGTAATTGATGAGCTAACGTCGTTTAAGTCATCGAAATCTCAACGCTTCAAAGCGATGCGAATTGCAAGGCCTACAATTCAGCGGGTAGTTGGCTTAACAGGCACGCCAGCGCCAAATGGGTTGGCAGACCTATGGGCACAAATGTATTGCATTGATCTGGGAGAACGCCTTGGCAAGAGTATAACGAAGTACAGAGAGGCTTATTTCAATCAGCATAAGTGGAATAATATCGTTGTGCGTTGTGAAGCAAAAAAGGGAAGTGAGAATGTAATCAAGAATAAGATAGCGGATATTTGCCTTTCGATGCAGGCAAAGGACTATTTACAATTGCCTAAAATGATAGAGCACGAAACATTTGTAACACTATCTGACAAAGATATGAAAGCATATGAATTGTTTGAGCGTGACAAAGTGTTAGAGTTCACGGAGAAACATTCAGAAGAAAGTGCGAATATCTTAGCCAATAGCGCGGCAGGGTTGATGAATAAGTTAAGTCAATTCGCGAATGGCGCCATTTACGATGAGGACAAGAATGCACATGAAATACACGAAGCGAAACTTGACATGCTTGCCGAGATAGTAGAAGCGGCAAATAGTCATGTGTTAGTATTTTATCAATTCAAGCATGACATACCTCGCATAATGAAGAAGTTAAAAGGCTATAGGGTAAAATGCTATGAAGGAGAAAAGGAATTGAAACAATGGAATAGTGGAAATATCGATGTGCTATTAGCACACCCGATGAGCACCGCCTTTGGGCTTAACATGCAGCAAGGAGGAAATTATATTGCTTGGTTCGGTACTGGGTGGAACTTAGAGTTATATCAGCAAGCGAATGCGCGCTTACACAGACAAGGGCAGCCCAACCCCGTGCACGTGTATAAGTTGATAGTTAAAGGCACGGTAGACGAAAGAGCAAATGCGGCACTACAAGGTAAGCAGGGAGTGCAACAGAGTCTACTTGACAGCCTTAATTACTTAGTTAGAAAGTACAACACAAGGATAGAAAGAAGTAAATAAGATAAACAAAAATTAAATTAGACAAATACAAAATGGCAAAGGACAGAGATTACAACAGAATGATTCACACGGCAAGGTGGCTAAAGTTAAGAAGAGATAAGCTTAGTGATTACCCGCTTTGTGAGAGATGCGAAGAGGAGGGAAAAGTGACGGTAGCAACGGAGGTTCATCACATTACCCCTGTTGAGGAGGCATTAACGAGGGGAGAGAAAGAAAGACTAATGTTTGATTATAACAACCTAAAAGCACTATGTCACGAGTGCCACGTTAAGGCGCATAAAGAACTTGGAAGTCACAGCAAGGCACAAGTGCAGGGAAGAGCAAAGCGACAATTGGGGAGGTTTGTTAAAATATTTTTGAAACAATGAAAGCATGACAACCCGGGGGTACATTTTTTAACCGGGTAGAGGGGGTGGCCTAAACCCCGCCTCATTCCTTTTTCCACACGAGGCTAAAATTTTCAGCCCGTGGGGGATATGAAGAAAATAAAAGTTACATAATAACACAAATAAAAAATAAGCATGGAATTTGAAAGAGTACAACAAGATGCAAATAACAGCTTTGGAGCTTTCGGCGGCTTTGGAGGTTTCGGTGACTTTTCGGAGGGTGCAAATGAAAACAATATTGCGAAAGAGGTAGAAAACGAGATGACAGATAAAGTTGAGGCGAAGAAAACGAGGCGGCGAACAAAAGAGTGCACGGAATTATCGCAAAGGTATGAATATCGGCGAGCGTTCAGCGAAGTTAAGATGTTAGAGGCGATGAAATATCAGCCTTTACAAGACGGCGCGACATATAATTTCATTACAGCGGGGGATGTTGATAGTCTAAGTTATTTGAAGGTTGTGCTTAATCAACACAACTTGGATTATTGTTTGCTTAGTACCTGGTGCATGGCGGCGGAGGATATTTATCAATTTCTTGATTGGTATAAGGAGGGTAAGATTAAAAGAATCGACATGTATCTTGGCGAAATATTTCCTAACAGCTACAAGATAGAGTGGCAAATGGTAAGAAAGTTTTACCGAGAGAATCCCGACGCTGGTCGAGTAGCTATTTTTAGAAATCACAGCAAGATATATGCGGGGTGTAATTATACCGAAAATTTTTATTTTGGCATTCAGACAAGCGCAAATATTAATACTAACCCTCACACCGAGCAAGGAAGTATAACCATAGACAAAGGGTTGTTTGATTTCTACAAAGAATATTTTGACGGGATAAAATCATTTGAAAAATAAAAATTAGAGGGTATGGATACACAGGAACAGAAGAAAAAATTTCTTGAAGCCTTGCGCAACGGCTTAGGTATTATCACAACAGCATGTCAGGCAACAGGGGTAAGCAGGTCAAATTTTTATTACTGGTGCAAGAACGACGAAGAATTCAAGGCCGCGGCGGATGAGATAATGGAAGTACAGCTTGACTTCGTCGAAAATAAGTTCTTACACGCAATTGAGGCGGGAGATATAACGGCGATGATATTTTACCTTAAGACGAAGGGTAAGAAACGCGGGTATAGTGAAAAGGCAATCTTTCAGCAGAAGGAAAAACAGAAAGATGATCAAAAGCAATTGTCTGACACGATAAATGTCATATCCGCAAAGGCGATAGAGAGAAAAGTAAAAAGTAAAAAAGCTTATATCGTTAAATTGCTAAAGGACCAAGGTAAATTCACAAAAGAGCTTACTTATCAAGTAGACATTACCGCAAAATTACTTGTTCGCGCTGACATGCTCGGCAATGAGATTTCAGCAGGAGGTCATAAGGCCGTGAATATAGAGTACAGCCGGGAGGGTAACGAGCGTGTGACGGTTGACCCGAAGGAAAAGTTATATCTTGAATTGCTTGAAAAAGGGCAGAAGGCTTTACGTGCACTCGGTATGAATACAGAGAGTAAGGAGCGAAAATCTGATACAGACGGCTTCGATACTTTCTATAAAGCATTGCAGGAGGAAAAAGAATGACGGAAGAAGAGAAAAAAGAATTAAGGGCCCTAAAATTGCGCTGTAGCGAGAGATTGCAGGCCTGTATAGATGAGTATACCAAAAAGTACAGTTATGCGCTTGTAGGGACTGATAGGCGGCTTTTAGACTATGTTATTTGCGCCGCAAAAAATACCGACTCTCACAATCTATATGAATTGCTGGGAGTGGAACGCTTTTTTCAGCTATTGGATCGTTATGAATGGAAGCCAAAAAGGGTGCGGCATTTCATTCGCTTTTATGAAGCTTTGAGATTCAGCGGATTAAAGGGACGCACGCGTTATAAGTTAACCCCGATACAAGTGTTTCAATTCGCAAATATTTATGGCTTTGCAATGAAAGACGGCCGTCGCCTTATTCGTGTTGCCTATCTTTTTGTGCCTCGTAAATTTAGTAAGACAACATCAAGTGCTTCAATGGCTGTTTATGATTTGTTGTTTGGTGATAGCAATGCACAGGCATACGTAGGGGCAAATAGCTATGATCAAGCGAAGATTTGTTTTGACGAGATTCGTGCGCTCATGTGGGATATTGACCCCTCGGGGCGACATTTCCGGGTGAATAGGGAAAAAATAACCTTTTGTGATAGGCATCATGATAGCCTTATTCAGTGTTTGACGGCGAATGCAAAAACGAAGGACGGCTTGTTTGCCTCGCTCGTGATAATGGATGAGTATGCACAAGCGAGAAACACAGCGGGAAAAAATGGTGCAGACTTAAAGAATGTACTTACAACGTCAATGGGCCCTCGGCGAGAGCCCTTGACAATTATCATCACGACGGCGAGTGATGTTGTGGACGGCCCTTTTGCGCATGAACTTGATGGTGTGCTAAAGGTGTTGCGTGGAGAAGTGGAAAACGATAAGATGTTTGCTTCTGTTTTTATGCCTGATGTGGATGACGCGGAAGACGATCCTGCAACGTGGGCAAAAGTTCAGCCACATTTAGGTGTAACCGTCCAACCTGACTATTATGCTGACGCGTATAAGGAGGCTCAATTATCCGCGGAGAATATGTTAGCATTCCGTACAAAGTTATTAAATATCTTCACCGTCAACGAATCAAAAACCTGGTTTACATATGAGCAGGCGACAGCACTTCTCGGTGATTTCGATATTGACAAAGTAGAGGGGCACCCCGAATGCGCAATTGCTTTTGACCTTTCCGTGCACGATGATTTCAGCGCGGTGACATATACGCTGTATTCCGCTACGCAAAAAAAATTCTTTAGTCATACGGATTATTATTTTCCGGAGGGGGCACTTAAAGGTCATCCGAATGAGCAGTTATATCGGCGTTGGAATGAGCAAGGACACTTAGTGTTCTGCAAGGGTAAGAAAATAGACACGAGGCGGATAACGGAGGATGTGTTAAGGCGTTCAAAGAAATTGAATATTATTCGGATAGGATATGATGCCTACAAAGCGCAAGAGTTAGTAAGCATATTATCCAGCGTCGGCGCGCGCAATGTCCTAACGCCGTATCGGCAAACATACGGCAGCTTTAATTTACCGGTGGAAAGCTTTGAGTTGTTGGCGTATGAGGAACCCCCTAAAATTACACTGAATAATAACCCAATTAATGTTTTTTGTTTAACTAATTGCGTTATTGACGAGGACAATTTAGGAAATAAAAAGCCATTAAAGATAACCCAATACCGAAAAATAGATGGGGTTATTACTTTGTTGATGACACTCGGGTTGCTGTATTCATACGAGCGGTGATACTATTCAGTAGGAGAAAGCGCGGATTTAGGGTAAAAGCGTGCACTCTCAAGTGTACCAGCTTTGCATCTAAATTCGCCATTTCCAATTTCAACGATAGTCATTGTTGCATTATCATAAATTCGTTTAACTTTGTCGCCAACGATCAAGGAATCAAGACGCTTATCATAAGGTTCATTTCGGCTTTGTGTTTTTTCGGGTGAATATATTTCACTTTTAGGGGTTTCTTTTGGCGTCACTTCGCAGAAATGCTTTGTCAATCTCTCAATGTTGGAGGCCATTTTCCACGTTTTCACATACATAAGCACGCCCATAATGAAAATAATCACAGCAAAAACTAAATAAAGCTTTGAGAATAGATTCAAATCAAAAACTAAGGAGTTTGTCATAATTGTCCGTATTTTAGCTATTTTCATCGCAAATATATAAAATAATTGAGTATTTGCCGAATTCTCGCTAAAATATTAAATAACATTAAACGAGCGCGCCGAAAAAGTTAAAAAACACGCGTAAAATATCTACATGTGAAAGTATAGGCCTACAAGTACAAAGCGAGTACTTTTCAGGGGCTTTGAATGCAATATTTTTTGAGTAACTTTGTTGTGTTTTTAAGTTAAAGTTAATTCATTTTTTATCGTAGTCTGAAAGCAAATGGGTAGCTTTTTAGGTAAAATTTTAGATTTTTTCAGGTTTAAGCGTGAAACCTCCCCCGCGAGCGAGCGGGAGGAGGTCATATCCCAAGCCGGGGACTACACAAAAATATTTGGCTTCTTTGGAGGGACAACGGCGATGTCCGTTGCAACAGTGTACAGATGTGTGAAGATGCTAAGTGAAAGTGTTGCGAATTTGCCCTTTGAATATAAGCGCTTGAAAGGAGGGGTATTTGCCCCTGATACAAGCAGTAACTTATCTTATTTTTTGTCCGTGCAGCCTGACCTCACTAAAAGCGCGTTTGATTTTTGGAAAGAGACAATAGAACAGGTACTGATACACGGAAACGCCTATATATTGCCTATCTACAGCGCGGTGACACTTGAAATCGACCGCCTTGTGCTTTGCTCTCCACACTCGGTTAGCCACGATGTGTACAACGACACGTATACTATCTCCGACATGCTAAACGGCGTAAGTGGTGTTTATAGAGAAGAGGAAATTATACACATAAAGCAGCACACGACAGACGGCAAAATGGGCATAAGTGTTTTAAGCTATGCCCGGCGGACACTTGATATTGCCACCTCCGGCGATCGTGAAACGCTAAACAGATTCGAAAATGGTGGAAATGTGCGTGGATTGGTAAGCAACGACAAAACGACAACAGGCTTCGGAGAGTATCAAGATTCAGAATTACAGAAAACAGCGACAAATATCGACGAAAGGTTTAGGACAGGTGAACGTATCGTAAGCTTGCCCGGGCAAGTTGATTTCAAGCAAATATCCCTATCGTCTACGGATATGCAATTTCTTGAAAGTAGGAAATTCACGGTGCGTGATATTTGCCGCTTTTTCGGCGTGAATCCCTCATTTGTATTTGACGATACAAGCAATAATTACAAATCAGCTGAAATGGCGAATGTGGCGTTCTTATCAAATACATTGAACCCATTACTTCGCAACATTGAAAATGAATTTTTGCGTAAGTTGGTTGCGCCTTCGCTTTGTATGAAGCGAAAATTCGAATTCGACAGGCGGGCATTATACGCTTGTGATTTAGATAGCAAAGTTAGGTATCAAAATGCAACGATATCGGCAGGCCTTTATACGGTGAACGAATGGCGGCGGGAGGAAAATCGCCCCGAGGTGGAAGGAGGAGACCGCGTACTTATTTCCGCAAATCTAAAAGATATTACAGATATTAGCATGTCCGGAGGCTCAATTCAGCAGCAAAGTAAGGAAGGGAAAGAAAATGGAGAAGAATAAGACAACAATAGTAAGAAGAAGCGTTAACACGACCTCGCAACTATTCATCAGGGAGAAAGAAGAGGGAGAAAGTCGTGTTATTGCGGGGTATGCAATTCTTTTTAATAGCCCGTCAGAGCCACTTTGGCAAGATGAAGATAGCGAGGCTCGCGAAGTAATCGCCCCAGAAGCTATAACGGCCGATTTTCTCAACCGACAGGACATTAAAATGACGATGTTTCACGACCGGCAATTGATTCTCGCAAGGAGTAAAAATGGAGAGGGCAGCTTGTCATATAAAGTTGATGAGAAGGGAGTATCTTTTGAGTTTGAAGCGCCGCGAACCGTTGACGGCGACAAGGCGCTTGAACTTGTACGGCGCGGTGATATTAGCGGCTGTAGCTTTGCCTTCGCAACTAAGTATTATGATTCTGATTTCGTAGAAAGAAGTTGTACGATTGATGATAGCAGCACATCACACATCGTTTACACAGTGCGTGCGATAACGAGCATTGATGACTTTACGTTAGCCCTTGACCCCGCCTATTCTGATACTAACGTTGAGGTGCGCGAACTGGTTCAAATATTACGTGAAGAAGGCAAAGAAGATAACGAAGATAAGGAAAAGTTAGAGAGTTCATTAAGAGAAAATGTTGCTAAGCAGGTAAGTGAAATGCGTCACGCTGCAAAGCGCAGCATCGTTTAATTATCAAAAACTAAAGTAGATAAAATTTTTTAAGATGAAAAAGAACGTGTTGAATGTTCGCGAGCTGATTAACAGATTTCAGCAGAATTGCGACAGAATTACGGAAATCGCTGATGCTTGTGAGAAAGAGCAGCGTGAGCGCAACGAGAAAGAAGAGAATGAGTACAAGATGCTCATGCGTGAAAATCAACTCCTTCAAATGAAGATGCAGGCCGCAACAGCGGAGCATTTACGTGAGAATCCGAATGCAGCGGAGGACGCAATCAGGATTATCCGCGAGAATGCGGCAGCAGGTCAGCGCACTGAAATTATGATGATGCGTGACATCATGACAGTGCAAGATGTTCGCAATGGGTCAATTGTTCCCCTGAACATCCAAGAAATTTTGAAACCTTTGCAGGAAGGGTTCATCCTTGACAAGCTCGGCTTGCCTATGCCGACAGGCTTGGTTGGAGATTTTGTTTGGCCGATGTTTGAAATGGTAGAGGCCGAGATTGCAGGGGAAGGCGCCGCACTTACAGACACCAAGATACCTTTCAATAAAATGACCGCTTCGCCGGAGCGTATTGGTATCGCAATTCCTGTTAGTAATCAATCGCTCAATCAATCAAACGGCTTGTTAGAAATGATTGTTCACGAGATCATGCCCCTTGCCATTCAGCAGCTTTTGAATAAGGTTGTTTGTGGTGTTAACAAGGTCAACAATGCGACTAATCTCGTAGGTCCTTTCGTTGCATTAAAGGACAATGCCGTAGCACTTTCAAAGGTGCCTACTTTCAAGGAACTTAATGCGAGCATGAAAGCGGCCGTTCTTGAAACGGGTATTGACGGCTCGAATCTTTGTTGGGTAATGACGAAGAGCATGCAGGCTATTCTTGAAGGTACACCTATAAACGACAAGGGTATCTTTGTGCCTATGATTCAAAACGGCATGCTTTGTGGGTTGCCTGTTTACACAACAAATGCAATTCGTGATGTGAAGGTATCTTATCAAAAGTATAACGGCAGCGCTTGGGCAGCTTATACAACCTTTAATCAAGCAACAGACACCGTGACTTATACTGTTACTGATGCGGCGGATGTAGCGAAGATTTCGGGCATGAAGTCCGGTGAGATTGTTAAGGTAGCAGAAGGCACGGAATATATCGGCCTTGGGGATTGGCGTTATCAGCCCATGGGCATGTTTGGTTCACTTCGCTTCATTGTTGACCCTTACAGCAAGGCTCGCAAGGATTGTGTTGACTTCGTCCTCAACACCGACTACGGCACAAAGACCGTGCGCCCGGAGGCGTTCAAGCTCGGTAAGGTTGCGAAATAAGATAACATTGTAAATTTCTTGTTGCATTAGAGAATGGTAAGTGAGGAGTATTTAGGCTTATTCAAAAAGCATGTAAGAGCGGACGATTTCGCCGAGGACGATGAGTATTTAGCGCAATTGCTTGATACAGCAGCGGACGCGGTAATAAAGGCGACAAATCGCACGCATGATGAGTTGGTAAAAATAGGAGAAGGCACGTTGCCTCGTCCAATTTTACATGCTATTTTGATGTTGGGTGCGCATTGGTATAATCAACGCGAAAGCGTTAGCACCGTGCAGATGCATTCAGTGCCTGATGCCCTTGCTTCATTGATTAAGCCTTTTCGGAGATTAGTATGAGAGCGGGAGCAATGAAATATCGGTTAAAGGTTTTCCAACCCCAGGCTGTTGTTAGTGGTTTTGGTGACGAATCAGAGCCTTTTGAGTATATAAAAACGATTTGGGCAGAGCGGGTGAAATTATCGGGAAATCGGTCTATCGAAGTATCGGAGCAGTTCGCAAATTATAACGCCGAGTTCAACATTCGCGACATTCATAAGATAAAAGAGGGTTGGCGGGTAGAGCAGTTAGGCGGAAATCTCTATGATGTTACAAATATTATCCCTAATATCGACAGGGGGATGTTAACACTTCAATGTGTTCGTGTAAATGAGTGATTCTTCAGTTGTAGATTTGTCAAAGCCTTTTGCAAGTGTTTTTGAGGCACTTGATGTAAAGCAGCAGCGCAAGGCATTAAAAGGTGCTATGCGAAAGGCGGCTAACATGGTAATGAAGGAGGCGGAGATGAATGTACGAAATAGCGGTATAGGGCAGGGTACGTTAACCCCTATTACTAAATCACTTTACATACGCGTTTATCCAGATCAATATGGTGCGGGATTCATGGTAAGTGTTATGCCGAAAGCGCGGAAAGGCTTTCACGTAAATAGGCAGATGCAGGAAAAGCCTGTTCTTATGTGGGCCGAAGAAGGTACACGTCCTCGGCATACAGGGGAGGTAACATCAAGACACAAAGGGGTTAGCAAATTAACAGGCAAGAAAACAAGATATAGCACACGTGGCGGTGCCTATCGTGGAAGCATGAAAGCCTATCATTTTATGCATAATACGGAAAATCAAGGCACCGACGGAATAGAAAATTTCCTATTTGAACAATTCACGAAAAATCTTGACAAAACCGCAAAAAAATTGGGGTTATTATGAGCACAACATCACTTAGCGCCGGACTTATCGTTCGTGCGTTACTTTTAGAGAATCCAAAAATAGCAGGTAAGGTGAAAAAAGTATTTCCCCTTGTTATCAGGGAGTGTGATTTGCCTTATATAGCCTATCGGCGTGTATCATTGTCGCAAGATGTTACAAAGTCTGGCGGGGCTGACACTATTCGCATAGAGGTTATTTGTTATGCAAAAACATATGAGGAAAGTGTTAGTATAGCGGAAGAAGTAAGAAGAACTCTTGAATTTAGGCAAAAGGAATTTTCGGATATGTATTTAAGGCAGTGTTATCTTTTTGATAGTTCGGAGATGTGGGCCGACGATGCCTATATACAGAGGCTAATATTTCAGGTAAAAATTTAGAATTAAAAATTTTATATTATGACAGACGGATATGTAAATGGTAGTGACCTTTTATTAAGCGTTGGCGGCAAAGCCGTCGGGCACTGCACATCACACACGATGACATTTAACTCGGAGACAAAGGACCGGGCAGTTAAGCCTGTTGCAACACAGGGAAAGCAAGCAGCACTTTGGAAACAAAAAGGTGTTAACGGTCTTTCTATTTCAGTCAGCGCCGAGGGCTTACGCTTTTACAACGACACTGAAAATGGGTTCACGCAACTTTCAGCACTTTGGGGTGTAGGAGATACGGTAGAAGTTAAGGGCTTTGAACGTACAAAGGATACGACCCCTTATCTGGTCGGAAAGTTCATCATCACATCAATGGAGGAGACCGCGCCAGCTAACGACGATGCAACCTATAAGGTTGATCTCGAAGCAGCAGGAGAACCCGATGTTTATCCAGGCAAGACTTCGGCGGCGACACCTGTATCACAACACTAATTCATAAAGTAGTATGAAGAAAGCAACTATAACTATTAGTATCGACGGCAAGGAATATCCTTGTCGCCCTACTATGGGCGCTATGCTTCGTTTTAAGGAGCAGACCGGAAAAGATATCAGCGAGATATCGGGGGGTGTTACAGATATGGCGACATATTTGTGGTGTTGCATCAAGTCCGCGTGTAAGCGGGACAATGTTGATTTCGATATGTCACTCATGGATTTCGCGGACGCGGTAACACAAGACGATATGAGCGCCTGGGCCGATGCGTTGAATGCAGAAGCAGGTGTTAATGTCGACGATGATAACACGGAAGAGAGCAAAAAAAAATAACTGACATTACTGAATTGCTCGGCTATGCTATGGGCGTTATTGGGCTTCGTTTCGATGATTTTTGCATTCTCTATGTAGATGAGATAAATGCGATAATTGCAGCATGGGATGAAAGAGCAGAAGGACTAAGGCGAGATAATTGGGAAAGAACTCGGGCAGGTGGAGCGTTGGCTGTAGCCCCTTATATTAAAGCTCAACCACTTGCAAAGTTAATGCCCCTACCCTGGGATAGTCAAGCAAGCGCAACTACAAACAGCGTTTCAAAAGATGAAGCGCTTAAAAGATTAAAGGCCGTATGTCAAAAAATATAAAATTTAATGTAAAAATAAGTGTTGACGGCAAAGAGCAGTTAGTTGTCGCAACAGCGGATGTCGGCAAGCTTCGGCAAGCTGTTGCAAATACAGATACCACAACACGGCGACTTCGTGACTCTTTGTTGGTCTTTAATCAACTTTCAACGACTTTCGGAAATATAGCATCATCGGTGAGCGCCCTCTCCGGCATGATGGCCCAGCTATCAACGACTTATAATAACGTACAGCAGGCTAACACACAATTAACGACGGTTATGCAGCAGCGTATGAATGCTACAGAAGCCGATATAGACAAAGTAAAAGAAGTTATCAGTGTGCAGTCTCAATTGGGCGTAGTGAGTGGCACAGCGCAAAAAATTGGGGCACAGCAAGTCGCAACATTTCTAAAGCAAAAAGGAACGTTAGAAGTGTTAATTCCTGCAATGAATAACCTTATAGCCCAACAGCGGGGGGTTAATGCTACACAGGAGGACGCGCGAAGCATCGCAAATTTGATGGGCAAGGCCATGACCGGTCAGACTTCGGCGCTAAGAAGAGTTGGTATTACTTTCACAGAGGCGCAGGAACAAATTTTGAAATACGGCGATGAGCAGCAACGCGCTGCCATGCTTGCAGAGATTATAACAAATAATGTCGGCAACATGAATGAGCAGCTCGGGCGCACGGATGCGGGTAAGATTAAACACGTGGAAATGCAATTTGCAAAAATCAAAATTGCACTCGGTGAAACAATTTCGAAGTTACAGCCATGGGTGACTTTCGGTGCACAAGCTCTTACTATCGCAACATCTGTTAGCACTTTGACCGCGAGCTTTATGGCGTTAGGCCGTTCAATTGCAATTGCAAGTATCGCAACAGCTACAATAACATGGGCGCAAAAGATGTGGCGTGTTGTGTGCCTGACATCGGCAGCGATAACACGCACACTTCATTCAGCTTTCACGGGGGCCTCGGTAGGGGCAACGACGTTGAAGATAGCTTTAAGAGGACTTATGATATCGTCGGTGATTGGTATCGCCGTGGTGGCGCTGACAGCGGCAATTGAGTATTTTGTTAATAAGAGCGAAAAAGCAAAAATAGCCTCCACCAATGCCGCAAATGGACTTAATTTACTAAAACAAAACGCACAACGCACAAAGCAGGTGTTTGATCAGACAAGCGGTGAAACATTTGCAAATCTCATGAGCGGATATAGCAAATTGCAGGCCCAATGGAAAGCACTTGCGAGCAATCAAAAGCCCGGATGGATAATAAAGAATAGAGAGGAGTTAGCGCGTCTCGGCTTACACATCAAGAGCGTTGCCGATGCGGAAAATGTTTTTGTTAAGAATACCGGCGCCGTTGTTGATTCTTTTAAGGCTCGTGCACGTGCCGCCGCTCGCCTTGCTATGCTCACAGAGGAGTATAAAATACAAATGGGTCTAATCGACAAGTTGAATGAAAAGAATTCAGAAGCGAACAAGCGACATCATGTTAACGTAGGTGATGTGGTGCAAGGCGGTAGTCATTCAACCCAAGGCGGCTACGAAGAAGTCGGCCCGGACGGCAATTGGCACTATACAGAAAAGGGCGCTGCAAGGCAGAACGCAAATACTTACTTCGACAATGGGGCAGAGGCTAAAGCCATGCGGGCCGCTCTTAACGCGAGTAAGGCACGTTCAGCCCGCCTTGAACAGCAGACAGCGGCGGATGCAAAGCGAGGTTATGACATAACCCCTGGCATTTCCGACAAAACAGGGAAAGTAAAGAAAAAGAAAGAAGATAAAAAGGCTTTAGAGGGTAGTCTTGATTGGTATGAGAAGAAGTTAACTTCTTTGCGCGAAAAGATAAATGCAACGCCTAACCTCGACACTGCAAAACAGCTTCAACAGCAGTATAAGGAGGCGGAGGCGCAGATGAAAGACCTTAAAATAAAAATAGGTCTTGAAAAGCCAGACGAGGTGCAAGTCCAAACGTATTTAGGCTCTCTTAAAAAGAAATTAGAGGATGCTCAAAATTCGTTTGAAAGCGCAACGACAATAGAGGCCCGCGTGAATGCGGCGGCTAATATCGCTAACATTCAGAAACAAATCAACGAATCCACATCCGGTAAGCTCACCATTCCGGCAGAGGTTACATCGTCATACGCTGTACAGGGTAGCGATACAGATAAGAGACAGAGCTATACTAATGCACAACAACGCATTTCTCAAATTAAGGCTGATGTCGAAATAGGACTCGTAGACAGGGGGGATGCAGAAAAGAAGATAAAAGATATAAACGATATATTACAGAATATTGGGCTAAAGCCAATAAAGGTTGAACTTGACACCTCGGATATTGACAAGAAAAGACAAAAGATGCAGGCGGCAACTGATGCGGCGGCGCAACTGGGCAGTGGTCTTTCAAGTCTCGGCAATGCTGTTGGCTCTCCGGAATTGAACATCGCGGGCACGATGGCGCAGGCTGTTGCAACGATGATTCAAGGCTTCGCAACGGCGTCGGCACAATCCGCATCGTTGGGTCCTTGGGGGTGGGTAGCGTTCAGTGCAATGGCGCTCGCGCAACTTGGGGCAATGGTTTCATCTATAAAGAATATGGGTTCATATGCAACAGGTGGTATTATAGGAGGTAACTCGTACAGCGGCGATCGGCTGACGGCTAATGTCAACAGCGGCGAAATGATATTGAATCCTCATCAGCAGGCGCAACTATTCAAAATAGCACAAGGGAAAATTAGGCCGCTTTCAGTAACACCGCAACCTATTATATTAAATACTCCTAACACAGCGCGCGCCGGGCAGATGATAGGGGTATACGGAAATTTCGGCTTATCGGGTAGAAATCTGAAAGCCGCACTCAAAGCGGAAAATAGTATTTCAAGAAGAAAATAAAAGCAAGGGGCAAATGTATATACATGGGGAATTCCTAACTAAAAAGGGCGATGTTGTTTTAGTTCAGATATTGACAAAGAACGACAGAAGTAAGGAAATAGAAATCGGTAAGGATGAAAATGCGGAAATCTATTTTTCAGATAGCCCACTTAAGATAGAGTCGCAAGTGAACGACACATTTGATGTGTTGCTCATGACACAGGCGACTTTAAGCTTAGAGGTTAGAAATTTCATATCCGACTTTTTTTGCGCATCATGTTTTGATGCATTAGTCAATATTTATAAGGCAGGTAAGTGTATATTTGCCGGCTTTATTGAGCCTCAAACATATTCGCAAGGCTTTAATGACTTATACGACAGCGTTGAATTAAGTTGTATTGATGTTATAACAGCGCTCGAATATCGCTCATATAAAGATATTATCGCACCGACATTGTCTTATGACGTCGCTAAAATAAATGCAAAACAACGCACTTTTCGCGAGGTGCTAACTTCTACTTTGCAATTTTTCACGAGTAGGTATGCTATTGCAAATAATGTCAAGTCTCGCGTGTGGTATGACGGAAGCAAGGCAATAGATAACAAGGCGGAGAATGCATTTAATATCTTCACATTATTGTCTATTTTTGACTTACTTTTCTTTGAGGATGACGCCGACAGCGTGTGGAAATCAAGTGAGGTAATAACAGAGTTACTCAAATACTTAAATTTGCATATTGTACAAATTGGTCTTGACTTTTATATTTTTTCTTGGGAGACAATCAAAGTTGGCGGGAGCGTATCATGGCGTGATATCGTCAGTGGGGAGGTTGCAACAACAACGGCGAAAGAAGTTGAGATCAACATCGACAATGTTACAGGATGCGACACAAAAATAAATGTAGGGCAGGTGTATAGTGTTGTCAGCTTGAAATGTGATGTGCAAAAGTTAGATGATGTTATCGAAAGCCCATTGTCGGACAATTCATTAAAGAGTCGGTGGAGCAGCGCACAAAAATACATGCTTGAATACGATTCATACGGCAGGGGCAATGATTCATTTTCGGCTTTTATCTCGTTAACAAAAGGCAGCACGACAACGTATGATTCAATTCTGTTGAATTCCTGGTACGCACAAGCAAAATACAATAAAAATTGGCTGATTGGCGCAAAGGGCGAAGATTTAAGTGCAAAATTCGGGGGCAATAACACTAATCAACAAGATGTATTTAACTATTTAGCAAAGAATCCGAGCGCGGCGATAGTGGCGTTTGGTAGCTTGGACATGATGGGCAACAAGCAGGATAACGGCTTGAAGTCAAAAATAGAAATGGAAAATTACCTCGTATTGAGTGTTAATGGCAACGGAGATGACACGGAGGTGGGGGTATATCCTAAAGATAGTGACATTAAGGCCAACATCCCTTATGCGGTGTATAACGGCAATTATGCGGGTGGTGCGTTAAGCCCCGCCGACGAGGCAAGCACAAATTATATTGTCATCTCGGGGGATATTATTCTAAATTCGCCACCCGAATTGTCCGCAACATATAAATATATGCACAACACGGACGCCTTAGTCTTGCTTGAAGAGCATTCAAGATTTAGGGGAATAAAATTATCACATCGCGCAGACGGCACGGAGGGTTATTATACGCAACAATTTTTTAAGGCGGAGACCCCTTTTGCGGAGGAAAAATGGGACGAAAATGTAGAGATTGGATTGTCACCTTATCTGAAAGACCGCTCGCGCAAAAAATATGAATTCAAATTCAGTGCTATAGGCGACAGGCAGGACACTATCAGCAAGGTAGGTATTCTCGCTTGCATGCTCATCGTAGGTGATAAGTGCGCGGTTGAGGTAGCACACACGGGGAGCATTTCAGATTTTCGTTGGCAGAAATACAAGACCTTAGAGGAATGTCAAGATGAAGATGAATATTTCGCGCAAAGCTTTACAATAGGTGTTGACCCTAAAATAGGGGACAGCCTCATCGGCACAAGCTTTAAGATACAGAACAATATTAGCTATAAGTTAGGCATCGATGCCGAAGGCACAGCAATACCTATCCGAAAATCTGACGGGTTGTTTGGTCGTGTGCAGTTCAAGATTTTAGGCCCTGTAAATGCGATGTGGGATGATATCACAAGAGAACATCCAACTTTTTTCAGACACACACATTTTACAGAGAAGTCGATACCTTTACTTGCTCACGTTAGTAGTATTATGATACGCCGTTTTGAAATGAAAATTTACAACGATAACGGCCTTATTAACAACACGGAGGACAAAGATTTAGTTTACATGAGCGCGGAGAATGATGGCTTCACTAACAAGAAAGATGACATCGAATTCAAGATATATTCAGCGCTTACACAGCAGGAGCGCGTAGAGTTCAACATAAACGATGTTATCTCATCCGCCGTTCCTCTCGACGAAACATCACACACTCCGATAACGGCGGTGTATAATCGTCGCAAAGGTGAAAAAATAAAGCCTGAAATAGATTATATCGACAGCTATTATCGTGAATATAGCGCGCCGCGCGTTGTGTTGCAGCAATCACTTGTCGATGATGAAAGCATAGTATCACCTTTTAATATTTATAAGCACCCCGCACTACAGGATAAGAAGATGTTTGTTCAAGCGGTTGATCACGATGTGTTAGAAGGAGAGGCAACACTAACAATAAAGGAAATAGACAAATGATAAAGACAAGGGTACACATATTATCGAAGAGTAAGCAGACAGGCAGCACTAATGCGGTGATGTCGGGGAATGGAGCGGTTAATTCTGGGGAGGTTGCTGCAGCATCTTACGCGGCTAATGCCGACAACGCAAAGGAGGCAGAACACGCGAAAGAAGCAGCACTCGCGGAGGTTGCAAAAACCGCAAAAATTTCTGAAAATTTGACAAATGATAGTCCCGTAAATAAACGCTTTATCTCTAAGCTATTACCCGATGCTGCACAAGAGTTAATAACATTCTTAAAGGGTCTAAAATTAGGCACGGACTATTCCATTAACGAATTAGGCGAAGCAGTATTGAAAGCTATCACAAGTGCTAACTACAACGCACTTGAACAGGCAGGCTTTGGTATCACACAAACAAAAGACGGCAAGTATCAGCTAAATATCTCGGACTTGAACGTGTGGCGAAAGGCCGTGTTAAATGAGATAGAGAAACGCAAGCTAAGCTATGTTGGTGGTAATTTTGTATTCTCCGCATGTGGCTCAAAGATAAAGAAAGTAGAGGATAAAGGCAATGTATGGAGATGTTATTTCTATCAAGATGACGGCAGCACGGCCACGACAAACTTGTGGGAAGTGGATGACCAAGCGCGGTGTCAGCTTTTCAATATCAAGGCAGGCGTATATCAAGGTGTCGCAAATAGGAACTATTGGCGCAGGGTAGTAGCGAAAGGTGAGGATTGGATAGATTTGTCAAAGACCGATTGCGAGCAAGGAAGTGACACGCCGATGGTCGACGATACACTGGTGCAGTTCGGCAATAGGACAAAAGCTGACAGACAGAACATTATAGAGATACTCACAACAGGTGATGAAGCGCCAGCAATTGTTTGGTATAGCGGTGTTAACTCTTATTCATTAGAGGGAAAGAGTACATCGGTTATCTCACCTAAAAAAGTCGAATTTGACACAAATTTGTTTAGACTTATCACAAGAAGTGGTGCAAGAGTACCTTTAATCACCGACCGAGGTGCGTGGGTATCGACAGAGAAATACGGCTATTATGATAGAGTGAGCGATAACGGCCGTCTTTGGCTTTGCATCGCACAGGGTAAAGATGTTACCTCACGCCCGAGTGCCGACAACCCAGATTGGCAGTTGCAGGTAGACAAAGGCACAAACGGCACATCTGAAAAGACATACATCCGCTATTCGGACGATGGAGGAAAGACGTTCACAAAAAGCAAGCTAAATCACATTATCGGTGATATCGCGACCTCTGTTGCAGGAGAAAACAGAAGTGGGCAAGTTGTTAAACAATGGAGTTTCAACCGTTTTGATGCGGGAGAAGTTCTATTGTGCGCATTGGTTGAAATGAGTGGCAATACAACGGAAAGCCCAAGTATGTATTTTCAAGCGCAACCGAATGGCGGTGTCGGCGGCTGGGATGTCATCCGAACGCCTTGGACTAATCTTCAGAACGGCGTGCAAGTATTACAAGCCGTATGTACGCTTCCTAACAGCATGACCGATAACGGCATTCTGAACATGCGACTTGACAATGTTGACGGAACTATAAGGGTTCATGACATAACGCTTATGTACAGAAGTGACGTTAAAGGTACAGGGCTTACACAGGATAACATGTTTTTGTCTGGCAAGGAAACAAGTAAGTACATTGGCATAATGTCGTGGGACAAGCCCTATCCACCGCTCGACCCAAGCGCATACACGTGGAGTGCCTTTAAGGGTGAGGACGGCAAGGACGCGGAGATATACAGATTAAAGGCAAGCAAGGAATCAGCAAAGGTTACCGCTGACGGCTTATTGGTTTGTGATGCAGCATACACAATAGAACACGTGCAAGGTACAAGTGTTGAAGTGATAACGAGTGAGGGAGCAGCAGGCAATAAGCCTTATGTTTCAGCACACACCGATAAGGGCGTGAGTGTTAGCGTTACAGCAGGTGCAAACAATACAATACTATACAAGTTAAACGGCTATTTCGACCTTTCAGTAAGGCCCGATAATATCATCGTTGAACTCTATATAAAAGCAAATGGCAGCGCAAAAATTGTTGATACAAGGGTTATTCCTATTCTCATGGAGGCTATGTCCTATACGCGCATGGTGCGCGATATGAGAGAGAATATATCAGCAAATGGGCGTGATATTTCAACTATCAGACAAACAGCTAACTCGGTGTCTGTAAAGGTGAACAACACGGAGGCGCGACTTGAAAATGGCGACTTTGTTGTGTCTAATTTAACAACAAAATTTGTTGGTGCTGACGGACAGAAGAAAGTACTCATCAAGGATGGCAAGGTTAGTGCGGAGTTGATTGATACTAAGCAAATGGTAGCGGAGAAGATGCGCACAAAGCCTGATAATACGGGCCTTTCGATAAATATTTTCGGAGGTGTCTTTGAAGTGATAACAAAATATGGGCAGCGTGGTATCAGTATGGAAGTTGACGGCAATGGATTTCCGCATTTGATTTTCTACGGAGCAGACGGCAGACCTAAATATGACTTAGGAGGTGACGGACTTGCGCAAATGACGGACGGAGTTATTCAAGCGCGTTGGTCCACTATCAAATTATCACAAGCCTCTACGCTGAATGATATGTACCCACACACGCTGCATGATATTATCTATCATGAGCATACAGCAGCATATAACAATGCTACAGGCACGTGGGGTGCTAATGCAGAGTATAACGATATTCTGTTCACTGATGAAAGTTTCTCTTCAAACCGCATCGCTGACGGCATCTATACAACAGCATTTGATAAGAATATCGATTCTTTACGCCCTGTTTACAGCGAAGAGGCCCTTGTAGCGGAGGACGGAGAACCTCAAACAAAGCCTACTAACGAATCAAATCGCATTTATGGCAAGCGTGTTATGCGATACCATAACGGCAAAATGGTTGCTTATGCGGAGGTGCTGTTCAAGATAAATGGGAATAGTGCATCCTATTGTGACAAAAAGGGCAATTCTATTCAGGTTGAAAGCCTTGATAAATACCCGTCTTGGCAACTCGTAGGGGGGGGGAGATATTAAATTAAAATAAACAGATATGAGAAAACTATTTACATGGCTAAAGGAAAGCAATAGATACAAGCACCTGTTAGGAGGCATAGCGATAGGTGCATTTGCAAATAGCCTTTATTGTGCAGCCTATGCAGGGCTTGGCGTGGCAACAGCATTAGAGTTAAAAGACAAGATGTGGGGTGGCAAATTTGACCTTGTCGATTTGTCATTAACCCTTGCAGGCGTGGCAATAGGTTACGGAGTTAGGATAATGATAATATAAAAAAGGAGAGTGGAAAATGGACATTGTAACTTTTGAATTTACGGCAGCTTTCGCGCATAGTGTTGCGATACATCTGCTTGTATGTGCTTTCATGTGGGGGTTAGTAATTGCAGCAATTTCGGTAGATTTATGGGACCGCGTTTACACACAACGAAAATTAGGGAAATCTATTTATTCGCATAAGCTAAGGAAAACAATAGACAAAACGGGCGAGTATTGGCGTTTCCTTGTAATTGCTTTCATCATTGATGCGATAATCTTTATTTCATGTACTCTTTTAGGCTTGCGAAGTATTCCTTTCGTAACAATTCTTTTCACAATAGTTGAGGTAGTGATTGAGGTAAAAAGTTTAATTGAACATGCAAGGGAGAGAAAGTCTCGTGTTGCAGATTTAGAAAAGATTGTTCAAACGATAGTTACAGCTGCAAGTGAACATGATGCAAAACAAGCAATTAAGGGCGTTGTGGAATATATAGGAGAAGATAATACGAAAGTGAAGGAGATAATTAAAAAGGCAAAATAAAGTGGAAATGGAGAATAACAATTGTACATGTGGTAGCCCTTTCAATAGTGGCTATCCGCTCATCCGAAAGCGCGTGAACACCGACCTATTCTTAGTCTTTGAACTAAGAGAGGGTGACAAAGGTGTAGATTTAAGCAAGTGCAAAAACTTAGAGGTAAGCATTGTAAAAGAAAACAGCTTAGTCGCTAATTCAAGAGCGGAAAATGTAACCATAAACGGCTCACGAATTGCTGTACAGATAAACGCAAAGGATAACAAGCAGGTAGGTGTTTTCAGAGTATCTGTTGCATACGATGTCGAAAATGCGGACAGCGAAACAGGCTTTATTCACGTTGTAAGGGATATTCCGAAAGCCTTTGAAATTATCCCACTTTCGACAGAAGAAACACAGGCGATGGTGTTCGTTGTGAGCAGTCAGGGTGGATTAAAGCCTACCGAAGCCCACGACGGAAAGGACGGACGTTTCAAGCGCGTTGTACACGAATCAAACGACACTACATGTACCTTAACACCTAATGTTCGACATGTATGGGGCGAGGTTGAAAGGCTTGATTTATCGCTCGAAGAGGACAATACAAGCGACTATGTGAATGAATACTCGTTTGCTTTTAGATGTATGCCCAACGCGCCTACAGCCTTAAATTTGCCTAACAACCTCGAATGGGCAGAGCACAAGGTTGTGAAGTTGGAAGCAGGCAAGAGATACGAGGGTAGCATTATTGATAACGTAATAGTATTAATAGAGGTATGAGCATGAATCGCAGACGCCTGTTGTTAAGGCACGAATATGATAAATATATTCACTTTGAAGATAAAGAGGTGGAGCATATTTGTCTTGAAAATTGGGATAAAGACGGGGACGGCAAACTCTCTATGGAGGAAGCAGCTGCCGTTAATTCAATCGGGACTAAGTTTTATGACAATCTAAAGATTGAGTCTTTTGATGAGCTGGTTTGGTTTAAGTCTTCTCAACTACATGCTGGTATGTTCAAAGGATGTAAGAAGCTGAAATATATTTCAGTTCCACCGATACCTTTTGGAATATTCAATGACAACGTAAACTCTTACGAGCGTGTTCGATTATGTGGTGAGTGGAAGCATATACCAGATTATTTCTTTTGGGGCTCGGATAAAAGAAATTTGAAAGCGATTATAATAGAAAATGGTATTCCTCCGAAAATCACCAATAACAGTGGTTTTTTCTACGGTAATCACACAAAAAATTTTGCGAAAATTTATGTGCCAGATGATAGCGTTGAGAAATACAGAGAGGCTGCTGTTTGGAAGGATTATAAAGAGTTCATTTACCCTCTAAGTGAGTACAAAGGCAATTATTAACAACTAAAAATAAATATTATGATACAATACAGAAAAGGAGATGAGGTGTATAACGGCAGGTTTATTGAGGTAAACGACAGAATGATAATTACCCCAACACCTGAAATCTTGCTCGAAAATGGTTACACCCCTGTTGATGTTGAGCCCTCACAAGAGGAGTTACTCGCAGCTGCAAAGGTAGAGAAGATTGCAGAGATAGAGGAGTATGCGGAAAGCAGCAATGTGAACGAGTTCTCGTTCATGGGTATAAAGATGTGGCTCGATGTGAAGACGCGCATAGGTTACAGCATGAGCATAAGGTCGGCTGATGCGTTAGGGCTGAAATCAATTCAAATGCCTGTAAACGGAAATATCTATCCTATCGAACTTGAAAAGGCGCGGAAGCTACTTGCGACTGTACACTTGTACGCAGATGCAACATTTAAGGTCACACAGCAGCACATCGCAAATGTCAAGGCCCTACAAAGCGTTGACGAGGTGAAAGCATACGACAACACGAAAGGTTACCCTCAAAAGTTAGTGCTATGAAAGAGTTACTATACGTTTGCAGCATAATAGGCTTTGTCCTATTGCTCGTTTACACAGCTTACATGAGAGTAAAGAAAGGCTATCCGTTAAAGAGCCTTTCCGAAACAGCGTACATCGCTAAGCAGCCTACCACGTTCACCCTTATGATATCGCTTGTTGCTTTCCTTATCACCCCTCAACTTATCGCGAAATCGGAGGACTGGTGGGGCATGCTTGGGATGTTGTATTTCATAGGCATGTTAATGGTTGCAGCGTCACCCCACTATCGGAAAGGTGAACATGCCTTGCACTTTACAGGGGCACGGCTGGCAGCTGTAGCCTCACAATTCTTAATACTTATGCGATGTTGGCCCATTATGCTTGTGTGGGTGTTATACATTATTTATTATATAAGAGTGAGAAAGGACAACACATTGTACGCGGAGGCGTGTTGCATGTTAGCGATGATGATTTATTGTTTAAGGTAAGAGAAAATAAGATATGAGAACGATTAAGTATATTGCTGTTCATTGTACAGCAAGTCTTCAGACGGAGACGATAGAGGCCCTACGACAAGAGTTCAAGCGTAAGGGGTGGAAGAACCCTGGCTATCATTACGTAGTATCTGCAGACGGCACTATTACGCAGCTATTACCCGAAGATAAGATTAGTAACGGAGTTAAGGGTTATAACTCTATTACTATAAATGTAGCTTATATTGGCGGCATAGATGAACACGGCAAACCAATAGACAACCGAACAGAGAAGCAAAAGAGTTCTTTACGTTCGTTGCTTTCAATGCTTCACAAGAAGTACCCAAAAGCAATCATTCAAGGGCATAGAGATTTCTCTCCAGACCTTAACAAAGACGGCAAGATTACGCCGAATGAGTGGATAAAGGTGTGTCCGTGCTTTAATGCAAAAGAAGAGTATTCTAATTTGTAAAAACGATTTGTTATGCAGAATAAAGATTTTATCAGAAGGTCGGGGTTTGTGTTTGTGATAGCTTCTATACTCTTTGTACTGATGTTGCAAAGTTGCAGGACGAAATATGTGAGCGTGCCTGAATATCACAACGTGTATATAAATAAACGCGACACGTTAACAAAGCACGATAGCGTCTATCAAAAAGAATTTGTTGATAGATACGTGAAAGGTGACACGATATATCTCACGAAAACAAAAGTCGATTATCGCTTTCGTAACCTATATAAAACAAGATATAGGGATAGCCTAAAGATAGATAGCATCCGTATTCCCTATCCTGTAGAGCGAAAATTAAACAAATGGGAAAGCCTTAAAATGGAGGTCGGCGGCTGGGCCATCGGCGGATTTTCAGCGGTCGTGATAGCACTTATAGCGTATATTGTAACGTGGTTGGTTAGAAGATACAAATAGTCTTATATTTAAGTTGTTTTTTTAGTTATTAGTTATTTTATCCTCCTTTGTGCGTGAGTATAGAGGGGGATTTTTTATAAACATTATTTAACACAAAGAAATCAAAATAAATGGGATATTATTTTGATTATTCAAATATTATCACTATCTTTGTACCAGATAATTAAAACAACAACAATTAAAAAGGTGAGGCACACCGAAAAAACTGCTAAATATTATGAGCACATCAATTCATAGTCCAAAGAATAAGTTCAGAGGTACGATATATCAAGCAGGCATCAGCGGTAGCAGTGATAGTTTTTCTCTTACTTGCAACGACTTGAGTACTTTAAAATCATGGCTTGAAGAATCTGCAAAAAACAGACCCGCACACATCGTTATAAGCGAAAACAAGAAAGAATATCCACTCTTTGATTGGGTTGAAGTCGCTAACTATGAAGTAAACATCAATAATAAATAAGTAGTAACCTTAACGCTGGGCTATCGGCATGACGGGCAAAAATTATGAAAGACGTAGAAAACAAAAAGCAGATTTTAGTTGAGCTTTTCAACGAGTATAAATTCAACGGAGGCGAAGAGCCTGCAACCCTAAGAGGATATGTTGAGCGCGAAGCAGATAACGACCCTAACTTCTTCAGCTGGTTGTTCGATAACGGCGACATTGAAGGCTATGCCGACCTCACCGATGAGCAAAAGCAAGAGTATAAGGATTTCTTAGACAGCTTGCCTGATGTGAGTTCACAAGACCCAGAACCGCTTGAAACTTTGGCTGCTTTCAGCGAAGATAAAACATCTTTATACTTCCACGAATTTGAGCTTAAGGAAAATGGTTATGACATGCTTGACATCACAGAAGCATACCCAGAATACGACTTTGTCGAGAGAGAAGCAGACGGCCGACTGGTATTTCACCTCAATGAAGAAAATAAATAATAAAAATAGCCCTCCGACTTCACAGCAGGAGGGCGCCAGAAATTTTAACCTTCAACGCGACCGCCGTCGTGAGAAATAAGATTTATTTTCATAAATACAACGCGTAAAAAGTAAATATATTGTGTTCAGCAGATTTTTTAACGAAAAAGATGAAATATGATTACGGAAAATAAAGAAAAAAAGATATTAGCTTTGTATGATGAGCAGAAGTATTCTATTACAGAAATTATGAAAATGACCGATGTCGGCTCGTCGCAAACTATTTATAAGATATTAGCGAAACACGGATTCGACCGGCAAAGACAAGAAAAGCAAGCAAGAAGAATTCATGTGTGTTTAGATGATCAAGCTGATAGAATACTCAAAAAGCTTGCGCCTGCAAATGTTTCTAAGCTAATTTGCATGCTAATCAAAAAGAGTTACCCTGAATTGGGGTAACTCTATTTCTTAAATACGAAGTCAAGCACTTTCTCGTTTGCTAAATTAATCTCACTAAAGTCCCTTTTTATATACAATTCCGTTACGCGGAGTGCTGGGTCGGTGTGATTCAACATGTCATTAACGACATATTTACTTATCTTTACATCGTTTACCGCTATTGTTGCGAGGGAATGTCTTGCCGCGTAATATTGCAGCTTATCAACGCCCACTTCTCTTCCTATTTCTTTTAATCCTATATTTATTGCCTTATTTAGGTCTTTATGGCTTGAATAGTGTTTGTAGAATTCAAAAACAAATTTTTTATCTTTATCCCTGTACTTATTAACAATGTCTGAAATAAAATGTGGAATGCGAACGCGAATTTCAGCTTTGTCACTCCTTCTATTTTTTGTTTTCTCTCGCTCGTAAATTAATGTATTTTTTTCTATTCGTGTTGCATGATATAAATCGGCGGAATTAATTCCAAGCAAGCAAAAAGACATTTTGAAACAATCAAGCGCGAGGTTATATCGGTTGTAAGCACCAGCTTTCACCTTAGACTTATAGGGTAGTTCAAAAATCTTTTTAATTATTTCCGCGTCAAGTGCGCGCTTTTTCGCAACATTTTGTCGGGGAGGCGCGTATTTATCTAAGCTATGCTTTATTTGCAACATGCCGTTCTCCTCATCATTGTAATACTCCCGTGCAGCGTTGAATATTACTTTTATGTAAATAGGATATACCGAGCGCGCGCGAGGCTTATCGGAAAGGTATTCTTCAAAGCCTTTCAATGTCTTTATTGTCACTTCTGAAAAGAAAATGTTATCCCGACCGATGTATTTTTTAAATGAATTCATCGCAACATTATAGTCTGCAATGCCTTTCTTTTCCTTATTTAATTGAAACCATTTTTCAAAAAAGGAGGTGAACGACAACGCACCTGAATTGTCTTTTTTCTGCAAATATTCGACTATTGAATCTATGTCAACATCGCAAATCTCAAGATTCAAAGGCTCTATTCTCTTACGATATTCACGTATTAAATCATCGCACTTGTCGACAATGCGCATATTTTTTAATTTGAACGAAGTCGTTAAATCTTTCTTTTCTACGTATAACGATGTAGAGATATAACGTATTTTCCTATTATGCGTGAATCGTATCACGACGCGCCAAGTGCCGTCCGCGCGTTTGTCACCACTTTTTACCATTGCCTTAAAACTTGCCAT